CGTTGTCTCATATCATCACAATGGAGAAATTGAGGGTATGAAAACTCGTGAGCAAATAATAACGAGTATGTGCCACACTTATAGACATGATTTTGGGTTGGACAAGGTAGATAATTCAGATTTTATTTCTTCTGGTATGACCGAGGACGAACGGAGATTTATTTTCTCAATTATGTCTCAAATTTTTGATAATGATATCGCACCGTATATGAGTTTTAAAAATGATGACTGATTATCAAGATGAGTTATTAACAATCCTTACTGAGGAATGTGGTGAAACGATTCAAGAGATATGCAAGATCAAGCGATTCGGTCTCAATGAGAAGAGTCATCATGTAGAAGATCAAACTCATCTTGAATGTTTGGAGTCAGAAATTGGTGACTTACTAGCCATGATTGAGTTAGTACGGTTGAGCGGAATTGGCATCACAGTGGAAGGGCTTGAAAAAGCTAAACAGAAAAAACTCGATAAAGTATTAAAATGGATGACAACTACTAATACCCAATTATCGTAGTAAGGCATGAAAACAAATTAGATTTATTTTACCATAGCGGTCTTTATGAGCTTCATCCCGCTTTACAAATTCTGCAGCCAATGTTATAATTTACAAAGGAGAAATATTTAACATGGCATATCAACCAGTAGCATACAAATTTACAAGCACCAAAGAATATGTTGATGAGTTCCCAGTTGCGTATAAGCAATGGAAGGCTGACACACATTGTAACAAAAATCATGGATACAGTTTTTCCATCAAATTTTATTTTGGTGCAAACGAGTTAGACAAGCGTGGATGGGTCTGTGATTACGGCGGCTTGAAAGAACTAAAGCAAATTCTCAAAGATCAATTTGACCACAAAACATTGATTGCCGCAGATGATCCAGACCTTGAAAAGTATAAACAGTTAGAGCGTGATGGTGTTTTAGATTTGACTGTATTACCTGCAATGGGATGCGAACTTATCGCCGACATGCTCTACAAATATATGAATGCCGTGTATATCCCAGATTATTTGGGCGCAGGTGAGGCTGAACGAGTTTGGTGTTATAAGGTTGAAGTTCGAGAAACCCAAACTAATATGGCTTTTAGAACCGGGCATAAAGAATGGGGTGAAGATTTAAATGAAGGAGTATAACATGGGTAAAGTAATTTGGATGAGTTGCGCGGAATGTTCATTGACACAATCGCATCAACCATGCGAAGCTTGCGCAAATAGGCATGCGCAGGGAATGTGACACTCAAAATAATGCCCGAACTTGTCGGGCATTGTCAAACCAGTAGATGATTTATTTACTCTTCTTTGGTCTTCCACCAGTGCGGGGCGCCATTACTGTTTTCTTTGGTAATGCTGCTGGTTTAGCTACCTTGGGTTGTTGTTTTTTAGCAGTCATAGCAGGAGTAGCCGCCGGCTTTTTCGGTTCTGGCTTTGCCTTTTCAACTGACTTGATTGTCACCTTAACTTCAGGTTCTTTTTTTGGTTCAACCTTTTTAGCAGGTTTACTTGAGAACCATCCAGCGACGGTGTTATAGATTGATTTAAACATATTTTCTCCAAAATGATAATGGGGGCTGTATTGACCCCATTAAGTATTTATCATTTTGGTGCCAAAAGTGGGAAATAAATGTTGACTATCAGCCTAAATAGTGATATAATGTGCTAGTATTATTAAAATATAAGGATTATGGCGTATGTTTGGTACCAATCAGATTATCGGAAAAAAGTTTTTTGACAATGCCCCCAAAGACAGTCTCTTTGTAACTTCAATGTTTTTCACGCTGCAAGGAGAGGGGCCGTATGCTGGTATGCCCGCAATCTTTATTAGGTTAGCTAAATGTCAGCTTGCATGTTCGTTCTGTGATACTTTCTTTGACGATGGTGATTGGTTGACTTACCAACAAATCAATGCTAGGGTGTATCAAACAATTTGTGATTATTGGAACAACAAAGGGCAAGCAGTTCCTCTATGGGTGTTGCCAAAAGGTACAATTTCTGGTATGAAATTTCCAAACATCGTACTGGTTATGACAGGCGGTGAGCCACTGTTACAAGATAACATCAGTGAATATATGCGGCGACAACTGCCACGGTTCAAGGCAGTGCAAGTTGAAAGCAACGGCATTTTAAACACTGAAGTACCAGAGGGGGCGACGCTAGTCTGCTCACCCAAATGCGCTGAAAAAGATGGAGTCGCGACCAAGTACTTTACTCCAAGCAAAACAATTCTTGAGCGAGCTGATTGTCTCAAGTTTGTCATGTCTGCTGAACAGAATAGCCCGTACAATGAAGTGCCGCAATGGGCACTTGACTGGAAGGCACAGACTGGCAAAGAAATTTACTGTAGCCCTATGAATGTGTATAACACTTTCCCGCAAAAGATTAAACTGTTGAGGGCTGAGAAAGGTAACATCACGATGGCAGAGCGTAGCACAGTTGATGAAAAGATCAATTTTTTCGAGCCTGGGCTGTTGAACATGACTGCTATCGCAAAAAATCATGAGTATGGTGGTCAATACTGCATGACGCATGGGTTGAGAATGAACATGCAGATGCATCTGTTCGCAAATTTAGCATAAGGAAAAATAATGAAAAATTTCTTGAAAAAAATATTTACTGGTCCTGAACCAGACGAGGTATTTGTACCTACCCCACCTGAGGTGAAGCCAAAGAAACGCACCCCCAAGGCAAAGAAAGAAACCTCTGCCACAGAAGTAACAGATGTACCTGTGAAAAAGAAACGCACCTCCAAGGCAAAGAAGGAAACACCTGTTGAAAATCCAGCAAAGGTTGCGGCTACAGCAGCGGGTGAGCCGTGGGTTGAGGTCACTGGTGTTGAACTAGATTTAGACAACATTGGCAGTGGTAATTTTTTACTTGATTGGAACGACATTTTCGTTGCCAAGTTAGTCAAGGCTGGATACACTGGCAATAACGATGTGCAAATTGTAGATCAATGGTTTACCTCACTGTGCCGTTCCATCGCAGTAGCAGAGTTTGAGCAAGTGATGGCAGACCCTGAAAAACGAGCACAATTCGCTAACAAGTAACTGTATGAAAAAATATCTTCTGATCGACCTTGCAAATACCTACTTTCGGGCAATGCATGCTAGTGCTCGTGGGTCAGACCTTGAAGAAAAAGTATCGTTCGCGGTTCACTGCGCACTGCAAAGTATCGCAGCAGCGTGGCGTGATCAGCATGCAACTCATGTCGTCGTCATGTTGGAAGGTCATTCGTGGAGAAAAGATGTATACAAGCCTTACAAAGCGAACAGAGAAGTCGCACGTCAGGCGCAGAGTGCTCGAGAGCAGAAGGAGGCTGAAGCATTTTTTGCTGCATTAGCTGAGCTCACTGATTTCTTGATCAATAAGACCAATGTGACGGTGTTGCAACATCCAAAATTAGAAGCAGATGACTTGATTGCCGGATGGGTGCAAAGTCATCCAAATGACGAGCATGTCATTGTCAGTACGGATAGTGATTTTCATCAATTACTTGCAAGCAATGTCACGCAATACAATGGTGTTCAACGTGTATTGCATACTATAACTGGCGTTTTTGACAGCACTGGAAAACCAGTCTTGGACAAGAAAACTGGCAAGCCAGTTCCAATTCCAAATCCAGAGTATATACTGTTTGAAAAAATTATTCGCGGCGATGCTTCAGACAATGTTTTCAGTGCATATCCCGGAGCCAGTACCAAGGGCACAAAGAATAAAATAGGGATTCAAGAAGCGTTTGCAGATAGGAAAACTAAAGGGTTCAATTACAATAACTTCATGCTCCAAAGATGGATGGATCACAATGATGTTGAACATCGAGTGTTAGATGATTTCAACAGAAATGCCAGCCTAATTGATCTGACTGCGCAACCTGCTAAAATTAGGGCAGAAATAAATAAATGCATTACTGAAAATTCCGTTACAAAGAAAAAACCAATGGTTGGGGCACAATTTTTGAAATTTTGCGGCAAGTTTAATCTTGTCAAATTAAGTGACCAGGCTACCACGTATGGAAACATGCTTGGGGCATCTTATATTAAGGAGTGAATTATGAATCAAGAACTTGATAAAAAACTATGTGAAAAATATCCAAAGATTTTCTGTAATCGCAATGCCCCTATGACACAAACTTTGATGTGTTGGGGGTTCTCTTGTGATGATGGATGGTACAACATCATCGATAAATTGTGTGCTAATATCCAATGGCATATTGATCAAAATATTAAAACCGCTGAGTACGCCCAGCAATACAACACTATGGCTAATGCCGCAAAGAATGGTGACTGGGCCCCGTTCACCAAATATTATTCAAGTCCCGCTTATACTCCAAAATATTTAGAGCAGCGTAAAGAAGAAGTTTTGACATCAAAATTACGTCCTGACACCACCGTGCAGCAAGTAGTTGCTATTCAAGTCAAAGAAAAATTTGGAACACTGCGATTTTATGCCAACGGTGGCGATCAATACACTGACGGGTTAATAGCAATGGCTGAAAGTATGAGTTCCATCACTTGTGAGATATGTGGCCATCCTGGAAAAATTCGTCATAGTGGGTGGTTAAAATCTTTGTGTGATGAACATGCCGTTGAAAATGGATACTCACTTACCGAAACTGACAGTGAACCTAATGAAGGAGATAACAATGAGTGATATGTTAGATAAAATGAGAGAAATGATTGATCAAGAGAAGTCAGAGATATCAACTCTTGATCAAGCACTTGATGTTGCGATCAATGCTCTTCAAGAAATCGCTATCTACGCAGTGTATGGGCAACCAGCGAATTGTGAATATGAAGCAAAAAAGGCACTTGACGCATTGCAAAAAATCAAAGAGCTCAATGCTGCAAACACTAGTAAGGAGCAAAAATGAGCATAGTAATTGACGACGATATCAAATTCACGATTAAATGGGCATGCAAAAATTTGCCATATATTGATTTTGATGATGGTGTCAATGTCAGTAACCGTATCTTTTTGTCAAAAGCGTCGTTAGTTGCTATAATCAAGGAAATGCAGGGATTCGTCGATTTTTATGCAGATGAGTTTTCACCAAAGAAAATTAACGAGAAAATGTTTGATGAAGATTATAACCCAGAGTTCGACTCGTTACGGCCGCCATCAGAATATAAATAACCTATGACTTATATGCTCACCGCTAAACCAATCATAACCAATAAATTTTGGATTGTAGAAAAAGATGGTCACCAATACGCGACTATCCAAAAATCACCATCAGGTATAGCGTTTGTGCAGGGTGATCAGCGTGAACACTTTACTACCATTGGTAGGTTGAGTGAGAAACACAAAATAGTCTTTGACAAAAAAGAAAAAGTTGCAGCACGTAAAGAAAAAACTATTTATGGATTCCCTTGTGAAGGTACACCGCATAACGCCTTATTCAATTTGTCAAAGCGTGTCCCAGTTTACACTAAAATTAACGCCAGCAGTTGTTTTTATTGCGCGGGGCATTATCTAGTTAAGTATGGTGCAAAAAGTTTCATTCATGAATTTTGCCCAAAGCTATTAACAGTGAATCGTTATGAAACGATTGGGCCTTTCAAAACGAAAGAAGAAGCTATAACTCATCTAAATCAGCTCAAAAACTAACCATTGTATTAGCACTTTATTACTGATCAGATAAATAAGTATATAACTGATACACAAATTTATGAGCCGACCAAAGCCAACAATAATTTTAGAGCAAATTAACAAGACTACTTATATTTCTTAGCAGGTGCTTGGTAGTGAGGGAATTTGGGCAGTATTTTATGACGGCAAGCCAATAAATTTGAAGACTCATAATATCCTGGTCAACTATCCAGGGCCAAAATACAAAAAATCGTCATTCCCAAACTCAGGTCACGCTATCAATTTATGTAAGAAAATGAACGCACTGTTCAAAACTGATAAGTTCACTGTAGTATTACTGAAACAGGGCGATCAAATTTACCCATAATTTATTATCATGTCAAATTATGCTATGAATAAGCGTGAGTTGACAGAATTTTTCATAAACCTATCTGGTGGGGATCTTTCCAAAAAGAATGTTGATGCAAAAATGCTGGAGTGGTGGATCGCACCATTTTCACCAAGAGGGTTTCAACTATCATTCAAAGGGTTTTATCATTTAAGCGTAGAGTTAGATTTTACCAAATATGAGTTTACCCTACAGTCAGATTTTGATATCACTCCATCAATTATTATTTTGATGTCAAAGCATATCAAATACCCATTTTATATACCAAATAATTTAGCAACTATAACTCTTTTTGGGTCAGAAGATGCTACTATGATTGGGTTATATAATGGTGATCTTAAACGGTACCTTGAAAATTACACAAGAGTGTAACCAAAATGGTTGACTTTATTTTTGAATTGTGCTAATATACCCACGATGAGCAAAGAATATGTTATTATTTGGTGTAATGAGGGGTTAGAAGGAATTATCCCAGTCACTGACATTGAGCAAAAAGAAATGTGGGATGCGCTGCAAGGAATTCCCGCGCCCGGTAAAGTGCGAAATCATATTTTCATGGCAATGCTGCGAGCAAAGTTTAATAGTCAACGCGCCTATGAAATTTATGCTGTAACTGCTAACGATGATATCACCGAAGAATCATTGCGAGATATGTTTACTGAATCACCACAATACGCGGCTGATCTAATTCGCAAGCGTGGGGCAAAATTGTACAGCGACCGCGTGAATACTGCAAACATAGTCATAACATAATGTCAAGAAAATATTTCTTTACTTCAGATACCCACTATTTTCACAGAAATATTCTCAAATACTGTAACAGGCCATTTGCAGATGTTGATGAAATGAACCAAGCGTTGGTTGAAAATTGGAATCGTGTAGTATCACCTCGCGACATAGTGTTTCATCTTGGTGATGTTGCGTTCTCAAAAGATGAAACTGCACTTGGAAAATTGTTGTCACAGTTAAACGGTGAAAAACATTTGGTTGAGGGCAATCATGATCGCGGGTTCAATAATTGGCACCGTCATTTTCAATCACGATCGCCCATAAAGACAATTCATGTGCCACCAGAATCAAATAATGGTAAGGGGCAACGAATCGTCCTGTGTCATTATGCTATGCGCGTCTGGGATCAGAGCCATTTCGGTACTTGGATGCTCTATGGCCATTCTCATGGTACGTTACCTGACGATCCGAACTCATTATCTACTGATGTTGGGGTTGATTGTTGGGAATATGCTCCTGTTGGTATGGAGCAACTAAATGAAGTTATGAGCAAAAAATTGTTCAAACCACTTGACTCCCGCAATGATCGGCTATAAAATAGCACTTATTTACCAAGAAAGGTCTTATTATGATACTCAAAACTGAAGCCGCATATATCGCAGCCAAGCGTGAAGAAGCTAAGAAAAAGCTTGGGAATAAATGGTTACTGCACCCTGACAACTATGTTAAACGGGTCGTTCCGTTTGGGCGCAAAGCTGGTGAATTGCCACTTGATTTTCATAAATAATTTGCAATGACAAATCAAATTACTTTAACTGACGCGGCGCAAGTCAAAGTCGCTGAGTTGTTAGCTGAGGAAAAGAACCCAGCCATGAAACTCCGTGTGTTTGTGCAAGGTGGCGGATGTGCGGGATTTTCGTATGGGTTCGCATTTGACGACACAGTCAATGAAGATGATTTTACTATTGGGTCTGAAACAGCACCAATTTTGATTGACGCGATGACCATGCAGTATATGCATGGGGCAGTGATTGATTATAAGGAAGATTTAATGGGGGCAGCGTTCTCCATTGAGAATCCCAATGCACAGTCAACTTGCGGTTGTGGATCATCTTTTTCAGTGAGTGATGACTATGAATTCAACTACGAGTAAAGATTTGAACTGGTATCTTAAATGGTTGGCAACTGCCATTTTGGTGATCGGTACAGGAATAAACAGTTTAGGATTTTACCCTGCTGGGCCAATCATTTTGGTCGCAGGTGGGGTTATTTGGTTGATCGTCGCTGTACGGTGGCGTGAAACCAGTTTGATTGTCACCAATGGTGTGATGTCGGCCGTCGGAATGGCTGGAATTTTTATCCATTATTTGTGAAAATCAACATTTCGGCTAAATAATTTATCGACATTAGTGTTGATTGCATATATACTTGATGCATTAGTTAGTAGAGATACAAAGAATAGGCGCAGCAATTTCATTATATTAATTTATGGCCTCGTGCTATATAACTTGTTTACCAGGTCAAGTAAAAAATTTGGAAAAACTATTCTGTTAAAATTTGTTAGGATCGATACAGCAACCCATTTAAAATGGACAGGTAGGGTTCGCCTTACCGGGGTGAGTTTTTATTTCTCACTGTAATAAAAAAATAAAAAGCGATCCTGTTAAAATTTTTTCAGATTAGTTAGTTTTGTTTTTAACCATTTTAATCTGGAGGTCACTATGAACACTTTTGTAACTGCAATCGACAATCAAGAAGCCCGCACTGCCAATGGCATGAAGGCTCGCAAGGCTACT